CAGAAAGTCGAGTTTGATAAGATAAAATGAGTGCATTGCCGCATCATGGCAAAGTCAATCATATAGTGATTCGTCGTTACATAATGCTTCCCATCGCCGAGCATCTTATAAGCTGCTGCCCCATCATCGCTGAAAACATAAATCGGTAAGCCTTGAGGCATGTGTAACAAAGCCTCTTCATAGTAATCCTTCTTCATTGTCGGGTGATAATTATCGTCATAATCACCCCTGCGTACATGGATTGCTATTGCCTTACCGTTTATATACTGTTTTTCGTCTTTCAGTTCAAAATAATGTCGAATAAGCTCGGTGCAATGAGCGAAATATTTTTCCGATTGCATATGCCCTGACAAATTTGTCCTGTCTTCAAGATCATTAATGTCATGGTAACCCCACTGAATGAACCTGTCTGTATCGGTTTCACCTGCAAGCGGAAGCGGGTGTTTGAAATAACTTTGTATGTCGATATTTTCATTTGAACCGAACCTAATTTTGTGATCGTAATTCATCCAGTACGGAAATCCGAACTCATAACCGTGCTTTGTTGCAAGGCCTATTGTCGAAGCTATTTGGAACATCTGATTTCCAAACCTGCCATATCTGCCGAGTTCGTTAAAGGTTATCATTGTATCCAGTCATTTAAGAACTTATCAATATCGGTTCCCTTCGCTTCCGGGAACAGTCTTTTGTGTTTCTTCAAAACAAAAATCAAATTCCCGGTATGGCATAACAGGAAGTACCCTTTCGATTTAGCCAACTTTAACATGATGCTGAAGTTTGCCCCGGTGACAGGTGAGAACTGATCTATCGAAGGATCGAGGCTGCTGTTAATTTCGATAACAACAACATCCGGCATTCCTTTGTATGCTTTCCAGACATCGTAATCATTGCCATCAATGTCGATACTCAATAGATCGAGATCAATAGGCACTATTTCGTTTACGTTCTTCGTTGTAATTACTTGTCCGTTCTTCGCTTCAAACTGTATACCTTCCCATCCTTTATCCATCAAGGCGCGAATATTGGAGAGCCAGTAACCATCAGCGGCTCCGAATTCGCAGGCTTTGCCATCTTTGATTTTAAGCCGTTTGAATGTTTCGGCTAAGATACCATCCTCTCCATTCTGACTGTATATGTTTTCCCTGTACTTTAACATAACTTTATTGTTTTACCATTCATTGTTTCGTTTTCTGTGATGATGAAATATAACCGGGTAGATGTCTTTATGATCGCCTTTATCATAAACAAACTGACCACCATTGTACATTGCCGGCCACCAATGAGCCTTGATTCCCTTCTGAACTTGTAAGGCTGTCAAGATTGCCTGATCGTGTCGGTGTTCCTGAAAGCCGGGCTGATTTGGAGTAATCGAAGGGCTGTCATCAATCAACCCGGGAGTTTCGCAAAGTGTTAACCATTCCCGAACAAAGTCTATTGATTCCTGACAAACTTTAAATATCATGGCCGAGGCCTGTAATTGTTTTCCTTCGTAACCAGGTGTCAATTTATAAACGTCACCCTTGCACCAGTCAGCATGCTTCCAGTTGTTTTGAAAGAGTAGGCAAGACTCATCCATTGATTCAATTAAAGGTTGGACTGAATTAACGAATTCAATCCCGGCATCTGTGTAAATCAGGTAATTACCTTCCTGCATTTGTTCAAGAAAAGTTAGAATCAAATACGGTTTCCATAACCAGTAACCGCATCCTTTTGACTGTGCAAGAATTGATTTATTTTTATTACAAAATAATTCATTCCCAAGATAATCATTAGGATCAAGAAATATTGAGTAGTCACATTTCCCAGTTGAATATGCAGTTTCCTGGCATCTTATTGCCGATACGGTCATGTTCTCGTCTGAAAATGTTATATGCCTTATCATTTCAGATTTACCTCCGAATCTTTAATTCCGTACGTCGTGTTTGCTGACCAAATATCGCTGTACCCATCAGCTTGAATAGCCAGGAACGGTTTTACGATGAACCGTTTTAAACCTGCTTCCTGACCGACTGTATTTATCCATTCATCGTAAATTGTCTGAATATCTTCCGTATAGTTTTCGCTGCACCATTTCCGAGCCTTCGCACTGTAAAGAATTGCATGTGTCGTCCAAGCGTCGGTCAGCGTGAACAGTCTTTGACTGTACCTCTCTTGTCTGCTTTTTACATTTGCCCCTAAATAGAGCATATCGAAATCGGCAGGTAGTTCTTTGATTGCTTCGTGCAAGTCGAACACATGACCATTGAACAGGCAGTCATCTTCAAATAACAACAGATCTCCATCACCTTGTAAGGCTAAACGGACAGCATTGTTGAATCCTATGTACGGTATGTCATTGTAACAGCCTTCAGAACGCGAATAATCGTTTATGCCGAAAGCATGAAGTTGCCGCTCCATTTCTTCCCATCTATCGGTGCGGTGATCTAAGTTTATTATTTTGACTTCGTACATTGATTACTTTTAATTAAACACTTTACCGCATTTCAAACATTTACATTCTGTTTTACCCCAATATCTAAATGATAATGGATGATTACATTCAGTGGTAATATTCAGATTTATCTGCTTATTTTTCATTCTATGTTTTGTTTTTGTTGTTTTAGTTTCGGGATTTCGGCAGGGGAGTAACCCATAAACTCCCCCGCCTTCCCGTTCATCTCAATTAAGAGTACAATCAACAATGAAAACCTATGCGCTTCCCTTAGCAAGTGCTGAAGTAAAATTGCCATAAACAAATGCCGTTGCCTGATAAGTTACAAGGGCAAGGCGTTCCTCGATCACGGCAAGAATGAGGTTGTATTTTGCATCGTCCTCATTCTGGTCGTAAAACTTGATGTTTGCGGCTTTACGATCCCATAACTGGGCGCCCATGGCAAAGTCCCCTACAAGGAAATCATCGGCGGTGACCTTATTATGAATCAGGACAGTCGCCCCGTTTATCACGAGAGGGGCAGCCCCAGTTACAACCGGCCACGGGAAGATAAAGTTCTTATCCGAATCCCGGGACTGGCGGAGTAACATTGCATCAGTCGGATTCAACAGGATATTATTCGGGGAGAACCCGGCTTTCTGGCACTGCGTAATAGCGCTATCCAATACCATGAAGCGGTCAACAGCAGCACTGGCCAGATCATCCACCCATGCAGTACCGGATACCATCAGCCCCTTAATGTCGTTTGAACCATTGCCATAAAGCAGCTTATAATCCTCAGCCTGTTTCAAAAGTTCGATCCAACGAGTTGTGATGTAGCTGGTAAACTGCGGCATATCCTCCAATATTTCCTCCGAGAATTTGATGGTAGTGGCTATCTTTTCGATATTCCACTTTACCACCGAAGGGGTGAAATCTGACTGGGGTTTCAATGCACCTTCACCAACCCGTGCAATTCCGTTTGTTACAGCCGATTCGTAAGGCATCCAGATCGTATTCGAGGAAGCCTGTCCAACCGGGAGCAAATCACGAAGATGGAAACGGTATCCGGGTACATACTGCAAAGGCGTGAACTGCGGGGGGATCGTATCTGTAACTCTCGTTACTGTACTGGCCTTCGTGTTCATCAGGTCAACACCTTTAAGATCGAGCATGCCTCCCTTTTTCGATTCCTTCCACCCCTTCGTCCATTCCATTTTTTCAATCAGTGCTTTTACCTGATCGTAAACAGGGGCGTCCGGATTAGGAACGTTCATCTTTTGCAGTTTTACATCCAGCTCATCAGCACGTTCCTGCAATTTAACGAACTTTTCGTACACCGGTTTCAGCTCATTTTCAAGAGCGGCCTTGTATTCCGGGCTGGTAGGTTCAAGTTTTTCGAGACGCTTGATAAGCGGGTCTACCAGCTTATTCATTTTTGATTCAAGCTTCTCGGCCTCTAATTCGAGGGCTTTGATTTCTTCATCTGTCATTGTTCAACGATTTAGAAGGTGATACAACATTTTAACTTTACCTTCAGGATCGCTGGTAGGTATCATGGTTTCAGGTTGTTTTTCAGTTTCGTTGTCGCCGGTTCCTTTAAACATTGCCTGAATATCTTTGAGTAATTTCTCAATCATTTCAAAAGTCTCATCCGAAAGAGTGCCATTGTGTAGCAGCTCATTCAGTAAATTGGTTTTCATCTGAAATTCTTCTGCCTTGATGCCGGTAGTCGGGGTGTTTTCATTCGCTCCCCATAAAACAGACGAACCTTCCCATAATCTTACTTCCTGCAATAACTGGTAATTGCCTTCATCGCGCGCCTGGATAACATTGTACCCAATTGAATGTTCGGTTATCGCACCTGTTTCATAAAGTTTCAGAATGTCGTTTGCGAGTGCTGTATCAGGAAATGTAGTTTCAAAATAAAGTCCTTTTTCATCTTCACGCAAAACGGAAGGTTTGCCAATCGGTTTTCCGGTATCGTGATTGAATAAGTGCCATATACGGTTAGCACTGCCGGGACCATTCTGCGAAAGTGTTTTTTCAAATGCCCCCCGCATCATGACATCGCCATCGCTGTCAGGTAGAGGCAATCCAGCAGCATCGAATCCCCATGTGCTAAAATACCCTGTCACGGTTCGACCTTTCGTATCGACATCTTTGACAGACCCTTTGAATGACTTTATTTTGATTTCTGATTTCATGACTTTACTTAGTTACGTACACCGAATATTTTTCCAGCCTGATAGCGTCGTAATTTTTCGGCAATAATTTTAATTTCTTCATCCGGTTTACCCATACCATGTTAACCGCTTTATACCCATCTTTCCAAACAATCACATAGTATTTATAACCGGTTGCATTGTGCATTCGGTCAGCTTCTTCCTTTGCTGCTTCCAACAGGCGAATATCTTTCTGATCTCGCCGGTAGTCCTTGTTAAATATGTATTTGAATATATTCATGCTTACTCAATTACTTCAATAGTCACTTTAACGAGTTTAATCTCATCGCCGCCTGTATGATAAATGATGAAGTCACCCGGAAAATCTTTATCAAATAATTCGGGAATTCCAGCACTGTTTTTTATCATTTGAGCATCTTCAAATCCCACTTTAGCAATGAACTGAATCTTTTTTGATTCATATTCCGGTTCCTTTTGTGGCGATTGGCCTGTGAATTTTCCAGTGTAGTCCATTTTGTTTGTTGTTTGTCGTTATAAGTTACGTCCCCATTGCCCG